AGCCAACGCTTTGTTTTTTTTGCGCTGTCTCCAGTTTCATTCTGTCTCATAAAATCATCAGCAGCCGCCGTTACCTGTCTCTTTGTGCCAATGCTTATTACCCGCGTTTTGCCTTCTTTCTTTTTAACAACAGCAATACATAAACCATCAACATTAGCGATCAATGCAAAACCATTGAACCCAGATGCAGACAGACAAACACCATTACCAAATAAATCCACCCATCTGAATGGAGAACGCTCTGTAAGATCAACCTCTGTAAGAACAAAATCCTCTAGTATTTCTGGCTCTAGACGCTCCATCTCATGTCCACACATGGGACACTCTCTTGCGTTAAGAGGCATCTCGCCCCCACAGTTGGAGCAGACTTTCATTGGGGCTTCACCGTCACCAGCCTTTTCCTGACCGTCAAGGTTAACAGCATCATCAAGTGATCCATGTGTTAGCACGGATGTGCCAAAGTCCATCACAATGCAGTCAGACTTTATGATACCAGGGTATTCTTCCTGATCGACTGTACGCAGACCGCGACCAATCATTTGCACCATCGTTGCTTTGTATGAGCATGGGCGAGTTAACACGATGCAGGACACAGGCGGAGCATCAAAGCCCTCAGTCAACACAGCTACGTTGACAACGACCTGAACATATCCAGTGCTTAGATCATGTAAGATTTGTTCGCGTTCATCCTTAGGTGTGTCACCTGTGACCGTTGCGGCATCAATACCATACGCCACAAACTCTTCACATAAATCTTCGGCATGCTGCACCGTTGAACAGAACACAATGGTCTGGCGATCACCAGCCTTATCATACCACTCTTCAACGACACGCTTATTGATAGCGCGGCGATTCATAATCCGCTCTACCTGCGCCATGTCAAAGTCTGATATGGTTTTACGCACTTGGCTCAACTCTGTTCGTACACCAACATCAATCACATATGTTTTTGGTGGAACGAGGAACCCTTCACGAATTAACGTGGATATTTCTATCTGGTGGCTACAATTGGTAAATATGTCCCGCAAGCCCTTTTTGTCACCACGGTTGGGGGTAGCGGTAAAGCCAACGATTTGAACCCCCTCATTGGCCTCCTTTGCGGCGTTAATGATACGTTGATATGTATCCGCAATGGTATGATGCGCCTCATCAACCACGATCAGATCAACCTTGGGCATTTGCTCTAGGTTTTTCTCACGGCAAAGTGTCTGCACCATTGCGAACACAGCATCACCTGACCAATCCTTTTGTGCAGCATTTACTTCACTGGTCTTCAAGGATGGGTTAACGAGATGAAATTTTGTTGAGTTCTGTGAAACGAGTTCATCACGATGCTGTAGCACAAGCACGTTCTGTGAACTCTTGTGGCGTTTACCAACCAAGGCAGAAAGCATGATTGTCTTTCCAGCCCCAGTTGGTGCAACGACTAAAGTGTTACCGTGCTTATCCAGTGCATCAGAAGCATCGTTTACAGCGACTTCCTGATACTCACGAAGGATCATTGGTCTAGCCTAGTCTATACCTGTGAGTACCTGACTTTTTATCGTAGGTCTTCACAATATCAAAACCACATCCTCTAATGACATAGATATGATTGTAGATTGATCCTCTTTTTTTACCTATTACCTCGTGTATTTCATCAATGGTTGCTCCCTTTTTACGAGAGATCAACTTCATTGTTGACCTACAAAATTTAGGCAAGTCTTCAGTTAGACTCACATCGTTAAACTTTGCGTCAAAGGTGGGAGGGGACTTTACGGCTCTGGTGTCCCCTAAACCAGATTTAGCGACCACTGAAGGTTTGCCGCTAAGACATCGCCATAGTGCCTCTAACGCGCCCATGATGGTGTTACCCCCGCTGTTGCTGTACTAGGTTGTGCAGTAGGCTGGGATACCACAGGTGCTTGAGTCACAGGTGCCTGTGTCACTGCATGTGGAATATAATTGGGTGAGTCTGTTGTCAAGACTGTTTTGATCTTGTTCTGATCGTTATACCTTTTTCTGCCTTGTTCATCTTTAGCAGACACTTCTATTTTTAACGAACAACATATGGTCATGCCATTAATCATATTGATGCCTTGAATAGATGCACGTTTTGCTCTAGCGTCCTCACCTTCATCCTTTGGCGATATACCAAAGCCACTATCGACCATTTGTTTAATAGTGTTTAAACCGATCTTTCGTGCTTTTGACATACCATTTTCATCCTTAGCATCGCCATCAACGAAAATATTTTGCCATACTTTGCGTTTATCATATGGACCGCCAACGACTGTTAATTCAATTGGCAACCATTTAGCACTGGTGGTTTGTGATTGTTTGAAATATTTACCAGCACCATACTCTGGTATTTCAATATCACCACCCTCTAACTTAATGATTGCGCTAACGACAGTGCCATCAGGAATAAGTTCAAAGTCTCCACTTCCGCCTTCCATCGGCGGTACGTTATTTAGGTCAAGCATTCTCTTTTTCCTCTTCTTTGTTATTGACCGTTTTAGGATCTACAAAATTCAGTGCTTGTGGTCTAGGCCCAACCATTTTGTCGAAGAGTTTGCCTAGATGCGGCTCTTCTATACCATCAAGTCTGCCGCTTCTGTCTTTGGCAGGATAGCCCCACTGGTTCATATTATCACAAACAAAAGCTCTGAATATTGTGCCGTCATCAGCGGTGAGCGTTGTCATGGTGATTAATTCATCCACAATGCCTGGCAACTCTCGACCTGTCTTTGCACCTTCTATCTGCAAATCGTAAGTGACTCGACCATAATCATCAGTCTTTTCGTCAAGGATGCCAACGAATATCACATTCTTCTCACGAATATGCTGGAGATGCGTGAGCCAAGCCATCATCTCACGGCCTTGTGATCCATAAACCGATCTTGTGTCTAATACACCTGACTTGTTCCGTGCCTCAGGCAAGTTTTGATTATAAGAAAAACAAAGCCTACCCGCCACCGTGATACTATCTATAAAAATCGTATCATACTTTTGTAATAAGGCTGCTGGATCTCCATAAATCTGACAGACTTGCTCAAAATGGGTTATTGAATACGGGCCATCTGTAATCGCAGGATTACCCCCGCCCAGAAAACATGCAAAGTCACGACATTCTTCCCAAGTGCGGGGTCTGATAACATCAACCTTACACCCTTCGATGGCCGCGTCCCCAGCCTCCAAGTCCATGAAGAGAGTTTTCTCCATGTCTAGGGTACGGACAAGACTTGTCTTGCCCACCCCTGACTTACCACATATTACGATCTTGTGACCGCGTTTTTCGGCAAGCCTTTCTTCTGCTGAAATAATTTTAAGCATTATTCGCCCTCCTTCCTTTTTATATCAACAGACACGCCCTGCAACTCCACAGTACGAGCCTCTGATAATGCTGCTTTGATATCTGGTGTTGCATTCTGGAACTTAGCCTCTGCCACACTGTATTTCACAGTAGCAAGATGACGCGCAGTCTCATCGTCCATCGCACCAAGTACGCGCAACAAAGTGGCCTCATCCCAAACCACACGTTTCTTAAAATCTACAGTGATTTTGAAATCACCATTGGTCATAGAAGTCTGACCAAAATCCTTGCCTTGTTTGGCAAGCTGCATTCTGGCAGTCTCTTCAAATTGATCTTGTAGAGATTTGTTTACGATCTTCAGTTCTTTTTGGAGATCACTAATTTTAGATTTGAGATCCTCGCGCTTGTCAAACAGAGCGGTCAGATCATTCGGTAGACTAATAGCGTTCATCGCCTTCTCCTTCAGTTAATGTCGCTAAACATAAACTGAAGATAATGATGCAATCTTTTCATGTCAATGGTATTTTGAGAAAATTGTTATTATTTTTTTTTGATAAAATAATTTCTATATTAAACAAAGCTTTCATCAGCTTCTTTTTCAACTTGAACTCTTGAGTCTCTACACCTTTTGCGTCCTCAACCACCAATTCAAGATTTCCGTAGTCATCAACTTTGTTATATCTAAAGTCAGCCACATACTTACAGATCTTCTGATCATTGACCACCAGATCATATGGCACTTGCCTCTCCAGATCTACTATGTACCCAGCTTTTTCCATGGCTGTAAGCTCACCCCATCGCTCCGCTTCCCACTTGGAATCAAAGGTTATGCCCATGAAAGTTGTCTTCCTGGCACCATACTTGTTTGTCTTGCGTTTATAGTTGTACATGGTATAAATATGGACATTAATGGTTAACGATGGGAATTAGTATAATGCCAGATACAACTAAATTCAAGTCGGTTGCAGTTGATTTAACAACTCACAACAAACTGGTAAAGCTATCGGAAGATGAACATAGGAATGTGCGCCAGCAAATAGCCAAGCTAACTGCTGACGCTTTTG